CGTATTTTTACTAACCAGTTTGGATGGGTCAACGAAAGACACTTTGTTGATCGCTGGAGAACAAATAAATTTGATGCAAAAATTGAAAAAGCATATGAGTATACAAGACTTATTCAAGACGGTCACGGCATGGATTCAATGCTGAATCTATTAGAAGAAACTTGGATTACTGTAAAATCAAGACTGAAAAAAGCAGGACTTAACTACAAAGAACTTAAACATTTCTCAAAAAACAAAAGCAAAATAAGAAAAGTTATAGGAAAATTTAGAGATAAAGAACAAGATGTGTATGATCTTACAGTAGAAGATCATCATAACTTTGCCACAGATTCTATTATTGTTCACAATTGTCAAAAAGATGAACAAGGAAATGTTTTAAAAATATCTTGCAAAAGTGATGATGTTAGAAAAGAAGTTGAATTCTTATTGTTTTCTAGACAAATGCTTAATTTTAACAAACGACTTTGGCCGGATTTCAAGAGCCTCATGCTTTATGGAGACTTGTTCTACGAACTTGTTACCAATCTTGATAATCCAGCAGATGGTGTTTTGAAAGTACAAAGACTTCCCCCAGAAAGCATTTATCGTATTGAAACAACTAAAGGCAAAGTGGTGGAATTCCAACAGTCAAAAGAAGGTCCAGATTATCAAAGTTTAGTACGAGCACCAGTAACACAAGCCACTGATCAAGAAATTCAAATGGCAACAGCCATTAGATTCGCTCCCGAACAAGTTGTGCATGTAAGAATCAACGAAGATAGAAAACAATTTTACCCATATGGTAGCTCTGTAATTGAACCAGCAAGAGGTCCAGCTTATCAGCTTAGATTGATGGAAGACAGTATGTTAACATACCGTCTTGCCAGAGCGCCTGAACGCAGAGTATTTTATATCGATGTTGGTCAACTTCCGGGCTTTAAAGCTGAAGCATTCATCGAAAGAATGAAAGATCAGTTCCGTAAACGAAAAGTTTCTCTTAATAGAGGAAGCAATCAAGGCGGCGCTTCATCAGTCGATGAAAGATACCAACCTCCAGCAGTTGAAGAAGATTTCTGGATTCCAACAAGACCAAATTCAAATACCAAAATTGAGACATTGCCGGGTGCCCAAAACTTGGGCGAAATTGATGATGCAATTTATTTTAGACTTAAATTGTTAACTTCATTAAACTTTCCTAAAAATTACTTAAATGTTGACGATCCAGCACAGACAAAGATTACTTTATCTTCACAAGATGTAAAGTTTGCAAGAACTGTTGAAAGATACCAATCTTGCATGGAAGATGGAATCTTTGAAATTACTTTAAGACATCTTCATATGCGTGGATTTCCAGAAGAAACATACGAAGATTTAAAGATTCAGATGACACCTCCATCTGAGTGGAGAGAACTAAGCAGAGCAGAAATTGTAAATGGAAGAATTCAAAATGTGACTGGATTAAAATCAGCACAACTTATTTCCGATTTTGATCTTTTGACAACCTGGATGCATTACACAGAAGAAGAAGCAAAAGGCATTATAGGCAGGATGAAAATTCAAAAACTTGAAGACGCAAGATTGCAAGTTCTTCAACAAAATCCTCAACTTCTTGGTGTTGGTATACCAGCCAGTGATGAAAAAGAAGTTGGAACAACACCAGAAGGACCGAATCAACAGGTTACGCCAGAAGGTGAAGGACAAGAAATCGGAGCAGCGCCAGAAATGCCATCTGCTGGCCCAGAAATGGGTGCTGGAGGAGCTTCACCAGCAGAAGGTAAGCCACAGGGTTCTCCATTGCCAGAACCTTCAGAAGAGGATGTTGAAAAGTATGATCTTGGAATCCTTGATTATGCAAGCGAGGAAGATAACGAAAGCCAAGATTATAGTGCTGAATAAGGTGAATTATGAACGAAGAAGATTATGAAGACGATGTCCAAGAAGGTGGTTTCTAAAGATGGTTTAACACCGCATCAAGTCACTGACGTAAATTCTGTCACTGTCTCATAAATAAATAAAAGGAGCGACGACAATGATTTCGTTCAACGAATGGTGCAAGAAGAGAACTCTGATGGAAGCATTTGACGAGCCAAGTGCTTTTGGTGGGCTTCTCTACCGATGGGGCAAAAACGCATGGGCGTGGAAGGATGGCACGAAAGAACCAAGAGTGCAGGACATTCATCCATCTTGGTATTACAACTTCCGTGTCAATCGTCTTGAGGGCAAACAAGTTATTGAAGTGCCAGTCGGCGTGATACACACTGAGTATGAGTTAGAATGGTTGAAAGAACCACTTGCTGATGCTCAACATGCTGCACAACAGCAAAAGTTTGGTGGTGCGATTGAACCACATCTCCAACCAAATAGTGAGTATGTGTTTATGTTGGACTATCAGAAGAAGCCTATTTTGGCTGTCCCAGCAGAAATTTGGGATAAATGGAATGCTGAAACAATCATTGGTCCAAAATGGGACAAGAAGGACGAGCAAGCAATCTTGGAGAAGGCGAAATCATTAGGGTGGCGTGGAAGAGAATGAAAGTCCAACGTGGTTACAAGACCGAATTAGACCTGAACAAAAGGTGATAATAATAATTACGTTAAATTTAAAAATTGGATAAAGTTAAGAGAAAATAAAAATTAATTTCTAACGTCCAATTTCTGTTCCTGTGCTTTTTCCTTGTTCTTCTTTTAAAACTATTATTAAACTTGTTTTTATTGAATCACTAGATTCAAATGTTATTAATTTAACATTTGAATGTTTTTCTTTAATTTTTTCTAACAAATCTTCAAATTTGTGGGTCATAGCCAAATTCCATGATTGAATCTCCGTCTGTATATAGATCTTTTGCTTTTACAGTTTTGGTTAAAATTTGATATCCATTTCGCAAATTTGACTTGCCGTGTCCAACTGCATATGCTCTGGAAATAGTCACCCAATCACCTTTGTTGATTTGTAGTTTTGGTTTTGGTTTTTGTTTTGGTTCTGGCGGTAATTTTTCCAATCTTTCTATCTCTTTAGAGATTAATTCATAATATGCTTGCTCAATGGTGTAATATTCTCCTGATTCGGTTTTCATTTTGGCTTGCATCATAAGTCTTTCGTCTGCTTTTCGTGGAATTTTACCTCTTCTCAAAATTTGTGTTTTTTGTCTTTTATAATCTTCTATTTTTTTTTGATTAATAATAATTTTAGGAATTTTATGAACTGCACGATAAATTTCTACTTGTGATTCTGGTTTGTTATGTACTTGTCTGATCTTAATCATTGCCAACATATCATCATCATGATGTGCGCCGTACCGACTTACTGCCTCTTGTAATGAAAGCGTATAGAAATCATCATCATATATTCCATTAAGACACATATTATAAATTGGTGCCCCGAAATGTTTCCCCCCCGGTCTATGTCCAGTTTGATAAGATTCTTCTGATTCTTTAAGAAATATTTTAAATTTCATAATTTATTTATGTTTAATAGACTAATTTTTTATGAGAGATTGGTCTGTTTATACATAAGTGTGCTTATTAGCGATAACAACAACTATCTTAAATTTAAAAATTGGATAAAGTTAAGAGAAAATAAAAATTAATTTCTAACGTCAAAAATGACTTGAACCATCTTGGTCTTGATTAGGATATTCAGCAGGATCTTTATTATTTGATCCTAAACCTCCAAGAGGAACATCATACAAATCTTTATTTCCAGCTAGCCCTATTAATTTTGCAAGTTCACGGACCTCACCTTTAATTGTATTATCATTATTTTTGCTTAAACAATCCATTATTTCTTTTATTGATTTTGGGTCACCTTTTCTAAAAATATGTTGTATAATTTTATACAACATATTATTTATATTTTCAATATTTGGGGTTGCTACGATAATTGTTTGCATCCCTGAATCTTCGTTGTATTGGAACCGTCTGCTGATAAAATCTTGGAAAGTTTGCATTTTGTCACCATCTTTTTTAATGTTACTGCATAGATATTAGTTGAACGAAAAAAAAATACACATTTTTTTCAATGATATAAAATTTTGTGTCCTAATTAGGAGTGAAAAATGAAGAGAAAGCTCATTAATTATGATGTCTTTAAGCAGATTGAAACCAATTCAATCAGACAGGCAGAAAAGGAATTGCATGAAAATTCCGATTCAATTGCGAAAGCAGTTGGTCGGGAAAATATTGCTCTTTTCTCAATCACAGAGAATGATGCCACATTCAGCACGGATAATGGCACACTCATTCATGCGACCTACGTTGTTCAGGACGATACCCTGATACTTGAAAACATCGAAGAACTTGTTGTCGATCAGGAATCTCAGCTTAATGAAGGCAAGAAGTTCCTTAACGAAATGGTTGATAAGATTCTCGAAGATCGTAATGATCTTGCCGGAGAAGCATTTTCAAATTATTTCGAACTCCCAATTGTCAGGGCTAACCTGCAAGAAGGCGTAATCAACGAAGCCAAAAAAGGCAAAAAAATGCCTGTTTGGTTGCTTAAGCACCACAAAGACAAAGCCAAGAAAAAGAAATCTGGTAAAATGTCCAAGCGTGAAGGAAAACTCGCCAAGCACAAAAATAAGAGAATGAAACACATCGGTTCAAAAATTCCAAAGAAGAAATTGGCTGAATGGAATGGTCTTGCTAAGAACATTCTTGAATTCGTTGATTTTAGAGAAAACGGATTTGTCAACAATTTCACTGTAAATCGTGATTCTCATGGCAATGTAACCTCAATCAAGATTCCTCGTTCCAAGCTTCAGAATGAAGCAAAGATTCTTGGATTTAAGTGGAAAACACTTAATACCGAAGTTATGGATCAGAGAGATCTTAGCAAGTGCTTAGGCAAGAGCGAACTTTGGGGCAAGGCTTGCGCCGACATGAAGAAATATAACAGCATGTCAGACGGTGCAAAGCTTGAAGAAACCATTGAAAACATTGTTGCAGCTTGGCCACACCTGATTTATCTCACCGAATCAGAACTAGCTACTTTGGTTAAAGAAACCCTTATCGGCGAAGGCATTCGTAATTTTGATGATTCAATTTGCCAGTTCCTTGCTGAAGGTGTTCTTAGAACCGCATTTGATAACTACAAGGACAAGGTATCCAGCATTTACAAGCTCGCTAACATTTTTGAAAGTGGAGATTATGATCACTTCAAGGATGTTTCTGAAGCACTTTATGAAAAGCTTGATGAAGTACGACATGCTCAAGAAACTGCTATTAACGATCTTTACAAAGCAGTCAATGAAGTTGCTGATGTCGCTGACAGACACGCTGACAGCACCACAAAACATGAAATTGGCACCTGCCTAGCAAGTCTTGAGAACATAATTCGTGGCAGTAACGGTGATGTCCTTGGCATCATGGAAGAAGCCGCTCTTATGCTCAAGGGAACTGCTGAAACCAATCTTCCAATGTCTGGTGACTGGAATGTTTCTTATGATGCTCATGATACTATCACCGGAGAACATCCAATTCTTAGCAAGTATGCAAAAGAAGACGGCACACCCGGAAAGTACTCATCAACCCGTGCTCCTTATGTTAGCGATGGCAAAACATACAGAAAACAAGGTGTTGAAGATATGAAGTCTGGATATCTCACAATGGATGAAAAAGATGTCTATCCTCATGTGAACAATCCTTATGTTCCAAAGGCTGAGAAATTCAAGATTCATGGCGAAAAGACTGTTGAAGATGAAATGGGCGGAAAAGATGTACTAGGCATGGACGGCGGAAGCGATACATGGCCAAATCTTAAGAATCCTTACATTCCTTCTAATGGAATGGCTATGTCTGACAGCTTGAAGCTTTTGAAATCTAGCGAAAGGAACTAAAAGTGTCAAACCAAATGCTGCTTGTTGATTGCTGCATGAGTGGTGGAATAACCATGAGTTTGAACGAGTCCTCTAATAGGGGACTCACAAAATTCAGAGGTAAGTTTCAAGAATCAAACAAGCAAAATAAGAACGGTCGTATTTACACACACGATGTTCTTGACAAAAATGTCAGCATGCTGGCAGAAGTAATCAAGGCTCGTGGATTGGTAGGCGAGTTGGATCATCCAACTGACTCTATCATTCACTTTGAAAAATGCTCTCATGTAGTCACAAAACTATGGTGGGAAGGCTCTGTTATGATGGGTGAAGGTGAAATTCTCAACACCCCACATGGTAAAATCCTTAAAGCCCTTATTAACGATGGCGTGAGAGTTGGTATTTCCTCTCGTGGCGTTGGAAGCGGCAAAGTTGACTCAAATGGTGTTCTTGTTATTAGTGAATCTTACAAGCTAATTACATTTGATGCAGTGGCTGATCCTTCAACTTTTCAAGCTTTTCAGCAGAAAATTACCAAGGAAAGCTACAACAGTACCGAGAATTACAACAATTTTAACAATTTTTCTGATAGAAATTCAAACAACAGCATAAATAGAGTAAACAAAGAAGCTCTAATTGCTTGCTTGGGTGGAATTATTCAGAATCAAACTAACAACATTTTGGGGAGATTTTAAAAATGGACAAAATAATTAATTCTTTGAAGAAGATTCTTCCAGAGGAACAGGTTTCCGAAGTCGCATCAGCAGTGTCTGAAATGTTGGCAGAAGCCCGTCAACAAATGGAAAAAGAATACAACAAGAACCTTGAAGAAGCATATCAGAGTCTCTCAGCAGAGCTTTCTGATACCGAAAAGACTGCTTATCAGGGTTATAATGAAGCTTATTCTATCATTAATGATCTTCAAGCTCGCCTCGAAGACCAAAGAGGCGAATTCGAGAAGACTCTTGAGGAAGGTTATGAAGAGGCCTACCAAATGTTGTTGGCTGAACGCAGTTCAAAGAACAGCGTTGAAAGCGATCTTTACGAAGAGTACGACAAGAAATTGGCCGACATGAAAGAGTATATCGTTGATAAAGTTGACGAATTCCTTCAAATCAAGGGCACCGAAATTTATGAAAACGCCAAACGTGATCTTCTTTCAGATCCACGCATGGTTGAACACAAGGTTGCACTTGATAAGATCGTTAACATTGCTAGCGATTATCTCACAGAAGATGAAGCTTTCTTCGCCACATCAAGCAAGCTTGATGATGCAAAGAAGTCAGTCGATGAACTTCGTGGTCAGCTAAGAATCATGGAAGCTCGTAACATCCGTCTCAGCACCGAAAACACCAAGCTGAACGAAAATGTTAAGAGAGCATCCAACATGATCAATGAAAGCCGTAATGCCTTTTCTGAAAGTAAGAGGGCAAAGGTTATCAGTGAGCAGAAAGAGCGAATGATGAAGTCAAGAAGTGCAAGCGGGAAGGGACAGTTGGTCACCGAAAATGTACAGGTAATTGCCGAATACAATAACGGTGGCGACAACGATCTTTTGGTTCTTTCAGGTGTTAAAAAATCAAAGTAAAGTTTAAAAAAAAGAAAGGTAGATTAAAATGAGTTTTAATAGTGCGTATCTAAATTCTGCTAAAGAACTTGAGAATCGTTGGTCAAAAACTGGTCTTCTAAGGGGTATCGAAGATACTCATACCCGTGCTGCAACCGCAGTTCTTCTTGAAAACCAAAGATTGATCAATGAAGTTTCAACCGATACAGCAGATGTTGCACAGTTCAAGAGGATTTCTATTCCACTTGTTCGTCGCATCTATCCACAACTAATCGCTAACAAAATCGTTAGCGTTCAGCCACTACTTGGGCCAACCGGCTTGGTATACTATCTCCGTTTCAGATACTCATCCAACAAGGGTAGCATCCGTGGAGCTAGCAATAACAATGGTTTCCCAACCGATGATGTGAATTCACTCCAGCAGCTTGCTGACGGTACTGCTAATCTCGATGTTTATTATTCTTCACAGTTTATTAACAACGAATCAACCAGCACCGATGGTGGCGATGATACAACAAGCGTGTTCAGCCCACTTGAACACACCCCAGTTCTTGCTGGTACTATTACTGGTACTGTATATGACGGTTCAACCGCTATTCAGACCTTTGTTGTATCAACAGCAGGTACTTTCTCATTCACAGATATTGGCTCACCTTCACCAAAGGCAGTTGCCGGTGGAAGTAGCATCGACCTTACCACAGGCGAGTTCACTCTTGCTTGGACTGGTGGCGCTCCAGGTCCAAACCATTGCACAATTTCTTATGAGTACAACATGGAATGTAATCAGGATCTTCCTGAAATCAACCTTGTTATCGAATCAGAAGAAATCGCTGCTAAGACCCGTAAGCTCAAGGCTGTATGGTCCTATGAAGCACAGCAAGATCTCCGCTCACAGCACAATCTTGATGCTGAAGCTGAGTTGACCGCTGTTCTTGCTCAGGAAATCAACCTCGAAATCGACCGTGAAGTTCTTGGTGACCTCCGTAACAATGCGGGTACTGTCGCTGCTTGGGACTTCTCAACCGCAATCGGTCAGACCATCAAGGAAAAGTACGAAGCCCTTTATGTTAAGATCATCGAAGTTTCTAACGTCATCCACAGAAAGACCCTCCGTGGCGGCGCAAACTTCATCGTGACCTCACCTGAAGTTGCTTCAATCTTCGAAACAGCAACCGCTGGTTTCGCTCCTGCACCTTCTGAGACTTTCACAAGCTCACTCGGCGTTCAGTATGTTGGTACTGTTGCTAACCGTTATCGTCTATACAAAGATCCACTCTTCCCAAGCAATCAGTTGCTCATGGGCTATAAGGGCGATTCTTATATGGACAGCGGTTACTTCTACTGCCCATACGTTCCATTGACCCAGACACCAGTCGTTCTTGACCCAGAATCATTCTGCCCAAGACGTGGTCTACTTTGTCGATACGGAAAAAAATTGCTTCGTGAGGGAGCTAAATTTTACGCAAGATTAAATATTGCCAATTTTAGAGTATGACGCTCTGAATATTGCTAACTTTGTTGAAACCGCTTGGAAACAGGCGGTTTCTTTTTATGTTGACTTAAGTTAGAAGTAGTCAAACTGTCGTACAAAGTTAAAAGTTTTTTGTTTATCGTATGGTGGCTTGATTTAAATTGAGTCTATATTATAATGGATTTACAGGAGATTATCATGCCAAAGATTACAATCGAGTATGTTAAAGATCAATTTGCTAATCGTGGGTGGACAGCACTTGCTGATAAGTATGTTAATTCACAAACTAAGATTAATGCTATTTGCGGCAATGGTCATGCAACAACAATTACATGGAATAATTTCCAAAGAGGTCAAGGTTGTAGATTCTGTGCTGGTAACATTAAGTTTTCGTATGACCAAGTAAAAACTGTTTTTGAAGACAATGGTTGTGTCCTTCTTGAAAAAAAATACACAAGCAATAATACGCCTATGAAATTTTTATGTTCATGCGGCGTAAAAGATGTAATATCTTTAACATCAATTAAAGCTGGCGCTAGATGCAACCAATGTACTGTAAGAAAGATTGCAGAAAGCAATAGAGTTACAGATGAAGAGTTAAAAAAACGATGTGAAACAAAAAAGTTTAAATTTGTAAGATCTTTTGTAAACAAAGATAATGATAGAACATATATTGAATATGTTTGCCATTGCGGCAATATGTCAAAAACTGGTCTTTTCAATTTCAACAAAATTGAAAATTGTCGTATTTGTGGTAATAACAAGAAAAGTGGTGAAAATTGTTACAAGTGGAATGTTGATAGAGCAGAAGTAAGAAATAGAAAAATAATTCGCAAACGATTGGGAAACATTATCAATAGATGTCTATTTAAACAAAATTGTCAAAAGTCTGCAAATACCGAAAGACTATTAAAATATCATCCAAATATATTAAAAGAAAAAATTATGCAACAAGTAAAAGAACTTGGTTTGGAAAATA